AAGCGCAATACTACGGTGATGATGACGCCATGTCTAACTCAGGTGGTAACGCTGGCGAAGGTGAGGATGATGATAGCGAAAAAATGAAAAAGAAGAAGTCTAAGAAAGATAAAGACTGGGGTGGTAACAAAGGCGACATCAAAGCTAAGGACCGCAAGAAAGACGATGACAGTGACTTAGAAGCTGATGAGAAGGGTGATGTAGATTACAACACCAATGACCTTCCTAAGAATAACAAGTTCAAGAAGGGTAAAGTCGTCAAAGAAGAAGCCGACGAAGGAGAGAACGAAGAAGGTTCTCCAACAACCGAAGGCAAGGATAAGAAAAAATTAACTAAAGGTCAAAAGAAACTTGACGTCGATAAAGATGGCAAGATTGAAGGTGAAGACTTAGCTAAACTACGTAAAGAATCTGTAGAAGCTGTAGCCGAACCAGAAACGGAAGAAGAGCCTACCGACGAGGAGAACGACGCTGAAGCTGCTGAAGCTCAAGATGTCCAAACTGGTGAAGTAGCTGCTAACTCCGAATGGAGAGATATGGTTGCTTCTTTAGAAAATATTACTAAAGAAATTGACCTAGACTTTGCTGATGAAACAGAAGAGGAAATGTCTCAAGACCAAGACGCGGCAGAAGAAGGACCTACTCAACCAGGTAGCCCTGCTTAGTCCAGTTAATTACATTATCTACAAAGCTAGACCGCAAGACAAGGAGCTCAGATATTAAGTTATCGAGCTCCTTAATTGTTTGCTCGTTAACCGTGGTTTGAGGGCTTTTCATTTTAGCTAACGTTTGTTCCATAATGGTAATACGTTCAAGTGCAACCGGCGTTAACTGGTTTAATTTTTTTTCTTCTTCTTGTTTATTTTTCATTGTTAATCTCCAATCCTAAGGATTCGTAGGACTTAATCCTTTCCTTGGCGTGTTTTTCTAAATAGGGAGCCCTATCAAAGAAATCATAAATAAATACTCTCTTCTTAGATTTATGTATACGTAGCGCTCTTCCTAGAGCCTGTAACGTAGCAATCTCAGATTTAAGTCCCCGCGCATTTACGAGATGTGTAATCTCAGGAATATCAATACCTGTTTGCATAATAGTCGTTCCAATCAAAACACTATGCTCACTATTTTTAAAATTATCGATTGTTTTTTGTCTTACCGACAAATCATCTTTCCCTTCTAATTTAAAAGAGTTAGGAATACTCTCATGTAGAAGTTCCGCGTGTTTTAAATCTTTTACGATGATTAAGGTTCTTGATGGTTTTTCTTGTATTTTTTTTACAAGCTCTGTAATCATTTCATTACGTAATTCGTTTTCGGTAATAAACTTTTCATAAACTTCTCTGTAGGAAAGTTCTGTATCTTCTACTGTCCCTGTATCCTTGACAGGGATTATCTGAATAAGAGGTTTGGTTAAAAACCCGTCATCGATAAGACCTAAGGCGTCTACGTCTTTTATAACCTTTCCGAGACCTGAAATAAGATTTAAACGGCTCATAGGGTCTTTAGGAACCGTAGCCGTCATACCAATCCTGTATGTGGCGTTAGGGAAAGACTTAATTACTTTGGTAGCGACTTTTCCTTTGGCAAACTCATGTACCTCGTCAAAGATAATAAACTCTGAGGTTTTTAAATGGGTATCAATTACCTTATCAATCGATTGTACTGTGCATAAGGTAATAGGTTTAATAATTACTCCATCCCCGAAAGCCATTCCCACATCAAAACCCCATTTCTTAAGGTCATCGTAAGTTTGTTTCAGCAACTGCTTCTTTGTAAAGAATATAAGACCTGTTTTCTCTTTTAATGCTTTGAGGATACCTCCTAAAACCAAAGTCTTACCTGCTCCTGTGGGGGCTTGGAGAATACATCCTTTCTCTGACAGTGCTTGACGTACTAAAGATTCTTGATAGTCTCGTAGAGTTATCCCCGGTAAGGATATATCATCTAGATGAGGACAATCTCGTAAATCTTCGATTTCGTAGTCCATCCCTAAATAAGTGAGGTCCTCGGTAATATATGAAAGAAGACCAGTCCCAAACCTACCTGTTTTGTCGGAAAAGAAATATTTCTCACCATTCCACCCGCGTCGTTTATACGCAGCAGAATAGTTATAACCAGGGACTTTCGCGCTGTATTTTTTCTTCAAAGTAGACAACAGTTTCTTGTTGTCCGTCTTTAAGAAAGATTCATTATTTTTTACAATAATTTTAAGCATCACACTATTATAGTATAATAGTACCAAACTATCAAAATAATTATGTCAAACGAAAAAGAAAAATCACTTATCGACCTCGCTCGTGAGCATATGGAGGAGCAAGGAGCTACTCCTGAACAAGGAGTTAGTGTTCCTGAAGCACCTGTTACTTCTCAGCCAAAGCGAGAGACTGTAGAACCTATTCACCGAGAAAAAGAAGTTCCTCAAATAAAAGAGCATTTTGACGGTAAATTATCAGACGCTGTTGCGGATTTATTGAGTAATGTAACAACCACTCAAGATTGGAGACCTTTAAAACTCCCTTCTAGAGGGTTAGCCTATGTAGATTGTGATGAGAGCATTATGATAAAACCGTTTACGTTCGCACAAGAAAGAAAGTTGCGTAGTATTAAAAGTGCTGCTCACGGAGTTAAAACTATAAACTCGCTTGTTGAGGATTGTACTCAAGGATTAGATTTTGCGTCCATGACATTAGAGGATAAGAACTATATTTTATTCAAGCTTAGAGAAATTTCTTATGGAGAGTCTTACGTTGTATCTCATCAATGTGGGGATTGCGGAGCGTTAAATAAACTTACGGTAAATATTTCAGAGGTTCCCGTGGAGTACGCAGAAGACGGATACCAAGAACCAATTACTATAACTCTACCAGATACGCAGCAAGAAGTAAAATTTGTTACTCCTCGTTGTAAAGATGAGCATTACTTGAGCAGTGCAGAAGAACTTATTGATAATTTATGGAGATTTGCACTGTCCGTTGGTCAGTACAGTGAGAAAAAGGTTATTAAACAGTTTTTTGAACAAACCACTGTCAAAGACCTTGCATTTTTTAGAGAAGCTGTTACCGAAAGTCGTTATGGAATGAATAAGACCATGGGATACGAGTGCGCAGAGTGTGGAGCTGTCAACGATAGTTTAATACCATTCTCAGAATCTTTTTTCTCAGTGAGCTAGAGGGAAGAGCCTCACATCTAGCGGAGGAAGCTTACTATTTAGTAAAACACGCGAGGTTCAGTTATCACGATGTCATGCTTATGACCGCCGTTGAGCGGGATGAGTTTATGAATCTATTAATTGATGAGAATCATAGAGAGAAAGAGTCTCTTGACTCCCTAAATAAGTAAGACATGACTAAATTCAACGGAGTTACTGTAATCGAGAGGGGTAATCGTCCTACCCCCATAGCGCCTGCAAAACTGGATTTTTATTTCGTAAAAGCCGGTTCGCAAATTGACCCTTTTCAGGTGTGCTCCGTGCATGTGTTTCCTAACACTACGTTTGGAACTGCGGAACAATATGTAAACCGTAACCCGGGAGCAACTGCTGCTAATTATGGGTTGGTGAGTGCTACTACTCAAAACATGATGTTCCACAACTACAAAAGGAATGAGAGTGGTTTGAGAATTGGGTTTGATGCAAATGTGTCCGCCTGCCCTTCACCCACTTCATACACGGGAGACCTAACGTATGCAGCTAGTTCAATTTTTAAAGTAGCGGACGGTCATTTCTCAGTAATACTACAACCTGAAGGTAGGTATTTCGCGGCAAGCGCTCCTGCTAACAACTGGAATCTTCTAACTCAAAACGCTTCTGGAACAGGAAGTTATATTGATATTTGGACAGTTGTTGATGTCGATGGGTCCAAAGCTCAAACGTATGTTAACACCTTTAACTTAACTACCGCTAACGTCTTTGCTACAACGGAACCTCTTTTAGTTACCACTAACAATCAATTGATACAACGATACATTGAAGTAGGGAGTAAAAAGAAGATTCAAGTAAAAACAGAGTTGGTAGTTGATAATGAGCCTATCAAACAGGACTTGCGTAACCTTATGGAAACAGGTTCTTTGTTACAAAACCCTCAAATGAGAATCGTTAAACTAAATGAAAGTCCTCAGCTAACGACTAGAGTTATGATTCAGGATTTTGCAGACACATCCGGAACGGTTCAACTAGACTCTCAAGGGACAATGTCTTATTTGTGGGACACCAACAACATAGTTCCTAAATATACAGACGATATTTTAGGTGGTTCTAGAGGAGTTTATGAAATTACAGTTAAATTTGATTTAATTGAAGAATCAATCCTCAGCCCTAAGTTTAAACTAATAGTGCGCTAGCATCCAAGTTCCAGTCTGCGCGGTTTATGTTTGAGTAAACATACTTCTCAAAATCTTGCGGATTAGATGCCACCCAGAAATCATTCCAATCTTTATAAGCAGT